TTGCATTCATTTCTGGAATGGCACCGTATTGGTCGTACTCTCCTTCAGTCAAGGGATGTCAGCGAACTCCATGTCCTTAGATTGGGTAATCGGTCCGGAGGCGAAATTCCTAGACTACGATAAGATAAAATCCGAGGTTGATCCCGCCAATCGGGGAAATTTGCAAGATTTCAACCAATGCCCTTGGCATCATTCCGTTCTCTATTCCACGGATATGCCAACCTTAAAAGCCGGACGTTGGATATTGGATAAGATCAACGACATGAATCCGGTTCATATCAACTTGATCCGGAACCTATACCGGGAAATGAAATTAACCGAGCGCCTTCCGGAACAAACATCATACACCCAACGCAAATACAAAGAATTACGCCATGACTTAATGTTGGCCCGTAAGTATCAAGCACCTGTCAAACCTATGCGTGGCAAGACCCGGGAGTACACGGTATATTACGGAGAGTATGATATTTTCGATAACATGGAAGTCGTAGGCAAGGATTACATTTGGCAAATGTACCGCAACGTCCCTTCCCTTATATGGCGTACCGCGTTCATGAACGAACGCCTGTTCCGTGTCGCTAATGGCTTCTATTCGGCCTTGAACGATTACCATTTCTATACCCCCGGCGATACTCGCTACATGGGTAGCATGGGAGCGGACTGGAACCGGCTGCGACTGGCCGGATGCCTAGCCGATGGGGATCTGGATATGGACGCTCCCTTGCTAATCGGTTTCGATAGTAACTCCGCAATCAATACCGCATGTATCGGACAGGTACAAGGCCATCAATTACGTACCCTAAAGAGCTTCTTTGTCAAGACCCCCGATAAGCTGGATGAATTGGCTCGTCAGGTTTGCGAATACTACAAATACAAGCTCAAACGTGATATCATCTTCTTTTATGACCAGACCTTCACGTGGACTACCGGCAATAACTCCGAGTCCTATCAAGATACCATCATCCGGATCTTCAAGGAATATGGTTGGGATATCACCGATATCTATATCGGACAGGTAAGCCGCCACGACTGGAGGCACGAGCAAATAGACCGGGCCTTAAAGCATGATCCGACGCTCCTTTATCCTGTTTTCAATAAATACAACAACGAGTTCCTCAAACTCGCCATGGAGCAAACAGCGGTGAAAGTAGGCAAGAACGGATTCGAGAAAGACAAATCGCCGGAAGCTACAGAAGACAGCCCCGATAACCCGGATGAGTACAAGACACACATTACCGACGCATGGGACACATTGTTTGTCGGCGCGAATTTCTTTATGCCTGAACTCGCATACGCGGAATCCGGAATCATCTTCCTTCATTAAAAATCGGTAGACGCATTTCATGCGTGATCTGTCTGAGGGAGGCAGCAGATAAGGTGAAAAATTGAACTTGCGCCCGCATTTTTTTTGTAGGGCGCTGCGGGGCGCTTTCGCACGCTTTGAGAAAAAAACGCTACTTGAGAGGTGCGCAACTATTAAGTATCAACAAATTAACATTTCAACAATGAGAAACCGTTGCGAAATATGCGGGGACAAAAAAAGAGCCTCTGTTATGGAGGCCCTAAATGCGCTGTTATGATTTGTACTTGCCGTGGCGTGAGTAAGCGTTGCCCGGAATGATACCCGGCTTCGGTAATCTCATAAAGTAACGCCTTGTTTAGATTAATCCATCTCTTTAGCTGGATCGAGGCCGAAGCGGGTGCGCTATTCGGGAAATATTGAATGCCTAGCTCCTGCAACCCGTAAGCCCTTATCTTAAAATTCTCATTGTCCATCCTTCTCTATTTATAAATTATCAAATATACTGAATACTAACCTCATAAAAAAAGGACGCACCCTCTTTTCCAAAACGATGCGCCCTTCTCCCTCAAACGATGCGTGCTTTTAGCCTAGATCTCGTCCGGACTCTCGGAGTCGTTTCCTCCCTCGCCTTTTTCCACGCTTACCTTCTCGAATCGCAATACCTTCGCTTGCGAGCGAAGCGCCTTACCCGGAGAGAAGGTGTACTTAGGACGACGAATCTTAGTGGCGTTGAAATCCTTCTCCACCTTCGTCCCCTCACTACCGAACGTGATACGGAAATTACCGAACTCACCCAACTGTACGATCTTGCCGTCCGACATCTCCAGCTTCATCACGTAGATAAGCGAATCCAGCACCGCTTTCACGTCTGCGCTGGATACGCAAGAACGCTCGCCAATCATGGAGCAAAGACGCTCCATATCACTAGTACCCGTAGATTTCGCTTGTGCGTAATAAAGCTTATCGCCTTCAGTCGCTCCCTTGTGCATGTCCCGTCGCTGCACTAATTTGTAAGTTGTAGCCATTGTTTGTTGATTGTTTTGAAGTGAATAATAGATAGTTGTGTCGTGATCACGGGGGCAAAGGTGGGATATGGTGATTATAGGATGTTAGGGATTACCTAGCAGTGTAAAGTTATATAAGGATATTACGATTTTTTCTTTGCCATCCCAAAAACTTTCACCATATTTGCGACATGGCAACCAAGAATGAATTAGAAAAAAGTAAAGTAAGAAAGGAAACTACCGCTAAGTTCTTTTTTGATATGGCAAAGTTGACATTTGCGGCTTTGGTGCTAGGGGTAGCGGCCTCTTTACTAAACCGGGAGATAGAGGATGAGATACCAAGTATGGCTAATTATCTTTTTGCGATGGGATTCATCGGTACGGTTGCCTTTGCGATGATTGGATATAGAATCTTAAAATAATAATAATATGCAGATAGCAGTTGTTTTTTTCACCGTTGTAGCTATTGTTGCCGTAGGCATATTAGCGTATACTTATACACCATCCGGAAAACGATGGATAGAGAACATGTGATAAATCCTTTTTGGAATATTCCCCAGCCGGCCCACGGCTTTTTCATTTAAGCTTTGAATTGGGCGTACCATTCCCATACCCATGCCAATGCGGCATGGGCGGAAATACCATTATTGGTAATCAATGCGTTACGAATATATCAAATCTGAATTTTTCTCATTTTTGAGCCAGAAAATGCAACACGTTAGTGAAGCTTACCGCCAGCTCCCTTATTATCTGCGCCGTTCCCTTTTGCTTATCTGATATTTTTTTCCTTCTGTTCTTCCAAACGGCAATCAGTGCCAACACCATCCTTTGAATTGTATCCAGGTTCCTAGCCGCTCGTTCAGCCTTACGCTTTATGCTGTCCTGGCGGAGGTTGCGGTCAAGATCCCAGTGCATGCTTTCAATAGCCCAATGCTGTTTGGTTATCTGACTAAGCCGCTCTGCACTGCTATCCAGGCTTGAAATATACAGTCGCTGTTCAGACGTACTTCTGCCATCAGACTTTTTCTCCGTAGATGTGAGTATTTCTATAACTGTCAAATTTCCATTCCATTTCTCCCTGTCGGCAATCAGTTCTTCCCCACGGAATATACGGCATACCCTTGACTCAATCCTGCCGTGTTCCAAGTATGGACCTTCCTTGTAGATATCAGTTGGGGTGGTGGCTTTTATAGAGTCTTCAAGCCCATAGCGCAAAGATCTTTGATTCGCCTTGAGTTCGATCACGAAGTCGCCTCCTTTACCTCTAATCTTGTCTATTATCCCCTTTTGGCATGACATGGCATCTGCTGTGACGACACATCCTGACACATCTAGTTTATCCAATAGTCGGGGCACGGATTTGATTTCATTACTTTTCTCTTTGCAAACATCAGTAGCCAAAGTAAAGCTGGAACGGAGTGAATATGCAGAGACGATATTAGGGTTGCGTCCGTTGTCGTACAAGGTACCTCGCATGGCCTTGCCATCAATACAAATGATGTCAGTTGCCGAAGCGGATATTTCCTTGCGGAAAACCTCTGCAAAAGCAGACATTCGATCAGCCATCTTTTCATCGTCGATGCTTTGAAACACACGGCAGAGCGTAGCTTCTGAGGGTAACCCATACGGAAATAACCCTTTCGACTGCAGGCGTTTCAAGTGACGTTTGCCAAATTGAAGTATTTCAGCTCTGGTAATACACTTGCTGAGTCTGCCCAATATTACGAGCATGAGTATATCTTCAAGTTTGTGTTTGAAGTTTCCTCTGCTTGTTCTGCGGTATTCAGGGACTGAGGATACAAATTTTCTCAAATGAGTCATGATGCTGCCACGAAGACAGTCAAGGTGTTTCTTTTTTAGTAATATTGCGTATAAAAAGTTGTATATCAACGAAATAAATCGTATTTTTGCTATTGCAAAAACAAAGGCGGAAGACAATATCAACATCATATTCTATTGAATTCCGCCTATAAAAAAAATAAAAATGAACGATAAGAAGAAACACCTAAGGCGGTGCTTCCGCATCGCTGTGCACGAATATAAGCATTTTTACTACAATTACAAGCGATGAACAATATTTCTTAAATGAAAAAGCCGTGCAGCCGGCCCAATAAAAGCCGGCTTTTTCTTTGCCATCCCAAAAACTTTCACCATATTTGCAATGTCCTATTTCACGAAAGGCGGGTGACCGCCGAACATATTTGTATCGGCATTTTTTGTGTCCATACTAGTACGTATATATAATACAACGGTTTCGTACCCCCTTGATATGGCTTAATGGCCATAACTGCCTTTCGTGGTGTAGGACAAAGGGACAGGCGAGACCGTTTTTTGTTTTTCCTGCCCCAAACAAACAATGTTAGTTATGTCCAAACACGAAAACATTTGTTTGCCGGGGAATAATAGTACCCTACAATCAACGTCCACTCACGAAACGAGTTTCTTTTCTTGGATCACCGTCCAGAAGTTCTACAACTTGTTACCTCTTGGTATCACGCCCTGTAAATCCATTCACGAGGCAAAGATGTACACGGTAGCTTTATTAACAATGCTGTCTCCGGCGTTCTTACCGCTGATTGGAGTGGCTTGGTTCGTGTACTGCTCAGCGAAGAAAGGAGGCCGGTCATGAAAGCAAGCCCTTACATAGAACAAATACGGGTGAAATCCCCCGGCAAGAAAGAAGAAGTTCTTTATTGCATTGACTGTAATGAGTACCGCATGAGCGATATAACAGAAGAGCAACTTACGGATATATATAACTTGATCGGGGAGTTCCTCGGGAAAGGAGGTGAGCAATGAGAACTATTAAAACATTAGAGGAAGCCCACCGGATAATCGCTGAATTGGAAATGGAAATCAAAGAAACAAAAAGAAAACATGATGCCGCCTGTGAAAAAATAGGTTGGTTAAAAGGTAAGCTATCTGAGTGCGGAATACCTATTCGCATAGGAGATATGACCATTTTCACTATTATAAAAGGGGGTAAAGCCATATGACACTCCAAGAAGCCCTTCGCCTACTCGACATCGTGACCGATGTAAACGAGCAATACAGCAAACAAGAACGAATACGTGCCGCCATGCGGCTAGAAGAACTACTCCGGCTACTATTGCCGGAAGAATAATATCAATCAAGCCCCGCCCGGAGAAATCCCCGGCGGGGCTTTTTCATGTCCTTTTCCGAAGGTATGATTACGAGCATCTTTGTGAAAAATGTTTGGAGATGATATCACAGGTATTTAGCCCGATCGTAGAGAGGATCTTGATTAAGCTCCAGATGGTATTGAACCATTCTTGGGGCTGGATGATAAGCGGGATGATATTCTTATTGAATTTTATCTCGCCCGTGAAATACGCTTTCGCCGCTATGGGCGTGGCTATTACGGCCGACTTGCTATTCGGGATGTTCTCGGCAAAGAAGCAAGGTAAATTCTTCCTATCACAAAGCGGAAGAGATACCCCCGCCAAGGTGATCGTCTATTTCGGTTTCATGCTCGTGGTATTCGTTACGGAACGGATATTCACTCAAGATAACGCCATAATCACCAAGGCCGGATGTACCCTAGCCTGTGTGTGCGAGCTGTGGAGCATGCTGGGTAGCGTATTGATTATCTGGCCGAACATGATGTTTCCAAAGCTGCTTAAACTACAGCTCAAAGGAGAGATCGAGTCTAAGCTAGGAAAGAATATTAGTAACCAATTAGATAAGGAGGATTGTAAAAATGACAACGACACCAAGGGGAATCCGAAACAACAACCCCGGTAATATCCGGAACTCGGAGCGGAACGACTGGGCCGGAGAAGTATCGAAAGCCGATAAAAAGGACAACGCTTTCGAGGAATTCGAGGATATACCGCATGGGGTACGGGCCATGATGAAGCTCTTGCTAAAATACCAGCGATCGTATAACCTACGCTCCATAAAGGAACTGATAGAACGATGGGCACCCCGCGATGAGAATGACACGGCGGCTTACGTACGATGGGTATGCCGGGAGATGCAAATGCCGGACTGTTGCCGGCTAGACCTGTCGGACAAGGGAACGATGTGCGCCCTAGTGGATGCCATGTGCTACATGGAGAACGGTGAGCGTATCCCTATGGAAGACATCGAGGCCGGCTGGGAACTGATGTGAGAGTGGTATTGTTTATGCGAGCTCCCTTTTGGATAGCGAATCATGGAATATGGACTTTATAAGAGATTGTGTGTCTTGGCCGGAATGGTGGCTCTTTGCGCTAGCTGCTCCGTGCGTCGTAGCGCTTCTGATCATAGCCATTACAGAGATCAAGAGCGACAGGTATTGGAGAGCTTGGATACCTCTATGGATGTACGGCTTGCCAGTTCCAACACCGTGCGAGATCGGTGGAGAAACATCCGGATCATACGAAGGGAATTCGACCTTGAGCGGCAGCCGGACGAAAACGGCCGATACCCGGTCAAGGCGGAAACGACACTCGAAGGCGAGGAACATGAGAACGAGCGAAAAGAAGAAGCGGAAAGCCAAAAGAAAGAGGAGAACGAGAACGTTTTCGCCCGGTCGGAAGCCAGCCATGAGGAAGAGCGATCCGGAGATACCGAACTCAACTCCGATATCGGCAAGAACGCCCTCGGGTGGTGGGCGCTCGGCGTAACGATGGTTCTGGCCTTGGTAATCTTTTTAAGATGGAGATATGGAAAAAAGGATAAAACAAAGTGATGTCTGGGCTGTCATGCAGCAAAAGGATGACCGGGGACGATACAAGATGTTCTCGTTCTCGTACGTGCGGTTGAATGAAAGCCGGGAGGGAAATGGCTCTCCCGGCTCGATCGAGAATTATGAGGTAGCCTACTTCAGCTCGATCCACGCCAAGGGAAGCACGGTAAACATCCGGATTCGGGGCGAACGGTTCCCACGGAAGTTCATCCGTTGCATGATCATCCGGATTAACGGTAAAAAAATATACGCATAATGGGACGCAAGAACGTATTTCTAATGGGTGACACCGCTTTCCTCCCCGGAGCGAAAGCGGCGGTGGTCATGACCGAGGACGTAGGTTTTCTGGAGGATAAAAAATTCACGGCCACGGTCATTACCCCGGCCAAAGGATCTTCCGTCAAGAAAGAGGTCAGGTTTGTCCCGTTCGGTCACCAAGACAAGTTGCCCGTAAGGATCATGAAAAAGATCGCCGACAACACCATCGTAGGCAGCAATATCGAGTTCAAGGCGAACATGGCCTACGGCGATGGGTTGATGGTCTGCCGGAGGGTGAAGAATCCGGAGACCCAAAAGATCGAGCTGGAGGAACTTACCCCGGAAGAGGCTCCGGAGATATTCCAGTTCATATCGGACAGCAACTACTTACGGGTAATGTCCGAGCTGGCCAACGATCTGGTCGTATTCTCCGACTCTTTCGTCTATCTGGCTTTTGGCAAACGGAAGGCCGGAGAGAAACCGAAGGTAGTCCAGATCTGGCACCGGGAGATG